GGCCATCACATCACCACGCGCTGCTTGATGCTATTCAGCGCAGTCCCGGTATCGACGAGCGGCAAGCTGGATCCCTTGCGCTCCTTCGTGACCTCGGCCAGCTCTGGCTCGACACCTGATTTGATTTTTTCAACGTAGGCTGCCCTGACTTCCTCTCCGATGATCATGAGGGCCCCTCTGACCCCCGTCACTCCACGCAAAACATCGCTGAGCATTTCCTTCCGAGTCTGCTCGAACACTGTATCTTTCTCAGCGTCAGTTGACCGAATGAACGAACGCTCTGGAATTTTCCCATCCTTCGAACCGTATTCATGAACCGCCATGATTTCAGCGACTGACAGCCCGTCATCATACTGCGCATCAGCGAACAGCCCAACAAGAACATGGGCGTTGTCAATGACGTCCAGGTCTTTGAGGATTCGCTTTCGGCCTCGATCTTTATCCTCGGTTTTATTCATCACACGCACCCCAGGATGGCCGTTCTTTCAGATCACCCTCACGGTCATTGTCATGCATCTTTTTCTCAAAGATCGGGGGGACGCGGTCGCTATCCACCTCCACCCCATCCTTGTCGCTGATGCTGATACCACCGGCGATAGCATCCACCCCGGAAAGTCCGAGCTGGCGCTGCATCTCGTCGAGCATGTCAGTATAGTGTTTGTGTGCCTGGGACAGCTTGACGCTGACCTTGCCCGTCGTCTGATCGACACGCCTAGACAGCTTCGAGAGAATGGCCCGGACGGCGGAGATCGCCGCGGCCTTCGGAGAGTCGTTATGCTGGCTGAGGAGGAACCACACCTCAGCGTCTTGGAGGAGCTGCCTCGTCGAGTCCGTGTCGCCGACGATGAATCGTAGCTCGTCCTTCGTCGACGCGCCAGGGTTTCCGGTATAAGTCCAAGACATCGCACTCCTCGATCACTTCGTCTTGCTCCCGGCCTTTCGACCTCTGCCGCCGGTTTTCTTGACCGTCTTTTTCTTCGACGACCTTTGGGGAGCTTTCTCAGCCGGCTCTTTCTTGGCTGCCGGCGACTTGTCTTTCGCTCCGTCCGATTCCGCCGGGGGTTTTTCCTCGGGAGGCGGTGCCAGGGGCTTTTCCTCGGGAGGCGGTGCCGGGGGCTTTTCCTCGGGAGGCGGTGCCGGGGGATCGACCTTGGGAGCCTCTACCTTCGGAGGATCCCCTTCATGGAACACGATGAAGTTGGACCCCTTCAAGGCGCGGAAGGTAGGCAGCTTCTCGGCATCAGGAATGAGAGTACCGAGTGGATTGTCGGGCGATGGTCCGTGAACCTTTTCGCCGTTCAGCGTCATTTCCCTTCGTGCATACCAAGGCATGGCTGATGCCCCTCCCATTCATGGTTGACTTATGTGGGCGAGGCCGGCGTCTCGGCGGAGGGGCAGCCACCACCGAGAACACCGGCCTTGTCGCCCGGGTTTCCTTTCAGGCCGATCAGGCCACGGCACTCACGAAGAACACACCGAGATCGGCGGCGATGACCTTCTGATCGAACGCCATCTCACCCTCGACGCGATCCGCCTTCAGCTCCTTCATGCGGAAGGTGGTCATCCGGTGACCCATGGCCGAGGCACCGAGCAGACCGGTCCACGCGAAGGTGTATCCACCGGACGGGATGAGCAGTCCGGGGTTCGGCGCGGCATAGATCAGGAGGGCGGCTTTCCCGAAGAAGAATGAATACTCCTGGGAGGCCTCGACGACGCCTTCGTCGGTCGTGGTGTAGATGCCGTACGGCACCAGGACCTCATCGACCTCGAAGAGCATGGCCAGGATATCGCGCGTGATGACGCCACGCTGCGAGTACTTGATCCGGTCGAGGATGTCAGGATTGTCCTTCAGGGCCGTGAAGACCTGGGGGCCGAGGACGAGCTTGTTCGGGCGGAAACCGGTACGCTGCTGGACGATGTCGAGCTGATCCTGGATGTTCTTGATCGGCGTCGAGCTGGCGTCGTTCCACTGGAGAAACTCGTTCGTGCTCGGACCGGAGGAGACGCCAGTCTGATCTCCGGTCCAGATGCCCGTGGTGAAGTAGGCCGACGTCCAGTCGTTCTCCTTCGCGAGCATCAGGTTTCGGGAGACGTACTCGGTCGCATCCCGGTCGGGGTTGATCTGGTCGTCGGAGTTGGCCCGGGTTTCGTCGTCGACGTCCTTGTGGAGCGCCCAGACGTCGCAGTAATACGAGTTGTCATTGTTGACCCCGTACCCTCCGCCGGCAGACGCGGTGGCGGGGGTGCGTTTCTGCGCGACGATCCGATTCCAGTACGACTTCTCGTAGGTCGTGTAGCGGTTGCCCTGTTTCGAAACCGGTACGACGGGGAACACCTTCGAGGCGATGAACGTGTCCAGCGACTGCAGGTACGCGACGCTGATGTTCGTCAGCGGCCTGCTGTAGTGGACGTCACTTGCGGTAGGCTGAGGCATTTTTCGATCCTCCTTTTCGTCAATATATTAAGCCGACGATCTGGTTCAATGAACCGGATCAGCCGAACACGATCACGATGTCGACCTCACCGTCGGAGTGCGCATCGGTGACGACGCATTCCATCGAGATGGTGTCGGTGGCCGTGAAGGTATTCGCGGCCGTGATCGCCGTCGCCTCGATGACCTTCCCGACCGCGTCGGGGGCCGCGTCACCATCGGCGGTATCACCGATCGTCAGGACACCTCCGGTCAGGTCGGTGGTCCCGATTTCGAGATTGATGGCAGCCTCGGCGTCGGCGTCGGTGGTGACCACCTTCGTGATGGCATACATCTTCAGGATGCGACCGGCGAAGCCGGGGGTCATGGCGGTGATGAGGTCGGCGCTGGCGAGGCTGGCCAGGGTCGTCCGGTAGACGAAGAAGGACTGCTGATACCCTTCCGCCGTCTTCGGGAGCAGGATGCAGGGGTGGATGTCTCCTGAGGTGCCGGTGACCAGGGCAATCGCAAGGACCGCGTCGCTTCCGGTCGCCGTGACCGCGTGACCATTGGCGTCACATGCCAGGTCATCGCCAGCCGTGATGGAACCGCCGTAGACGACCTTCGAGATTCCGGCCCCGATCATCGCATTTCCGATCTTGTCGGCGGCGTCGGGGTTGTTCTGCAGGATGCCGAGGCCACGCTCACCATCCCCGCAGACGGCCAGCTTCGACGGGCTGTCGGTACTGGCTTTCATGAAGTGAAACTGCAAGGCCGAGGAATCGGCCGCGACCGGCATGCTGATGCATTTTCCAAGATCCTCGTAAGCCATTTTCGGATCCTCCTTCTTTCAGGTTCGTTCGGTTACTGCGAGAACGCCACCGTAGCGGTGACGATCATCAAGCCGACGCCGACTCCCTCTTCGCCTGGGCGTAGAGGTCCGGATTCTCGTCCAGGATCTCGGTGTACGCCTGCTCGTAGGATTTCTCGCCGGCGCTCTTGGTGACGCGCTCCTTGGCCATCGAGTCCAGCTTCCGCTCGGCCTCGGATTCCCCGATGCCATCCTTGCCGAACTGCTTGAGCAGCTCACCGTCCTCGATCACCTTGTTCGCGGCCTTCAAGATCGATTCGACCTTGGCCCAGGCCTCGAAGTCGGCGCCGCTCAGCGCCTTGATGACGGGCGCGAATTCCTCGGCGGACAGTTCGGGGATGTGGGTGAACGTGGCGGCTTTCGCGACGGCCTCCTTGGTGGCCTGTTCGTCCGCGGCTTTCTCGAGTTTCTCGTTGAGCTTCTTAATCTCGTCCTCGCTCCCGTCGTACGACTTCAGGAGCATCTCGACCATCGGCCTGGATTCCTCCGGGATGGAGCTCAGGTCGTAACTGCCGTCGTCTTTCTTCACCGGCAGCCAGGTCGGCTTCGCACCCTTCTCGACCTCCTTGGTCACGACCTTCTCGACCGTGGGAAGCTCGAAGCCCATCTCTTTCAGAACCTCCGCCGACTTCGTGAGCGCGTCCGCCGGCAGCTCGTCCTTGTACGAACCGAGCAGCTTCATGACGGCCTGGAACGCCCCGACCGCTTTCTCGGACCACCCTTCGAAGACCGACTTGAGCTTCTCGGCGAGGGGAAGGTCTCCTTCGAGGATCGCTTTCAGTACCATCTCGTCGATTTTCATGACGCCTCCTTCGCTTTTGAACAGGATAAACTTTCGTTTGTTGGCTGCCCGGTCGACCAGGCTGACTTCTTGTGTATCGATATCGACCATCCAGGCGGGTTTCACGAGCAACCTCCATCAATCGTCTCTATGCTTCGCGATGAAAATGATCGCACGACGACGGACTTCGTGTCAACCCCTATTTTCTCTGGCAGCCCAACCGCCGATGCTGAACCCGGTGTATTTTCCGTCCTTGACCTCAGCCCACTTTGCTGCATCTTTAATGTGAACTCCCATGAGCCACGAGCCTTTCTTGATCTGCTGGCCGTTCCAGGACATCGCCTCTGGGGTGATCCATGACTCGACAATGACGCCACCCTTGAATTTCGTTCGATGCTGATCTCCGACAGTACGGTACATTTCCATGAACCGATGCGCCGTCTTTTCGATTTCTTCCGCTCGCGCAGCTTCCCCCTGAGTATCGATGCTATCCGGCTCCATGACAACACCGTAGACGATCTGCTTCTCATCATCGGCTTTCATGATTTCGCAGTATCGCCCAATCCTGACGCGGTCTTCGTCAACATCCACGACCTCGGCTTTTTCACCAGGGGCGCTCCATACCAGGTGCTTCTGCCCGACTGTCTTGACGTCATCGATCACATCAGGGAGGGTCATGGTCTTCGCGGTAGGCTCTTGATCCTCGGGTCTTTCCATATCCCAGGATGTTCCGTCATCAGACAGGAGAATACGATGTCGCCCGGCCAGGTGATCTCCGTCGAGGAATATTTCAAAGGCGTCTTTCGTGCAGACACCGACGTCATAATTTCCTGAGTCAAGGGGGAAGATGACGTCAAAGCCAGCGTCTGTTTTCTGCGCACGAGGTTTCGAGTCTGCGACCACGATACCGTCATCGACGACCACGTACACATCCTCGACATCGCAGCCGGCGAGTTTCTCGACTGTCGGATTCAAGGCATGGCCGATGATTCCCCACGGGGCTTCGCCACCCGTGAAAAGAAGCTCGTAATCAGAACTGAATCCGAGGTCGGCGCCGGCAAGCTCTTCGGCGCTTTTCCCGACGTGTTCTTCGGGGATGTCTCTGAACCTAGCCTGGCATGTGAACTTGCCGTTGCCACTCTCAGGCAGAAGCTCTTGCCACTGCTCAGCCCACGCGGACTTCGTAGTATCATCCCCGTCCCCCGTGAACCACTTTACGAGAAACCGGTCCCAGGCTTTATCGCTCCACCCGAGAGCGTTGACCAGGGCCTTGTCACCGCTGAATCGTTTCAGTGGGCCTTCGAAGCTGAATGCCTTGACGTCGGGCATCTTGATTGCAACTGGCTCAGCCTTGCCATCGTCGTAGAGGAAATATCGCCCACCCCATCCATCATTGATACGCCACAATGAACGATCTGACCCACCGGTAATCTTGATCGGTACGACGCTGTCATAGGGGACGGGTTCTTTCGGATGGTCACGATAGCATGCGTCCCAGTATGCCTGGACGACAGCCGGCTCATCGCGTCCAAGGAGTCCGCCGAGCAGCTTCGCTCGATCCGGATCCTCTGCCTTGTTGACATCAGGGTGATCCCCGACCCACGTCTTCGCTTTCTCAAGAGTCCATCCGTGATCCTTGTCGAAGCGGAGTGACTGGATAGCCCACTTCCCTCCGTCGACCAGCTTTCCCATGATCGCGCCGACTCCTTTTTCCTTCCCGATCGGAGTGGTCCGAAGACTTCCCTCGACGAACAGGTCAGGATTGCGGACTCGATAACGAACCTGTTTCCAGTCGTCCTCATCTTCCCACTTTTTCGAGACAGCCGCTTTCTCGATCGACGACAGCAACCCGCTTTTCGTCTCGACATCGATATCCCTCGACCGCAGAACGCCGGCAACGATCTTCGCACCAGCCTCCACCTTCCCGACGAGGTCGTCGTCGCCTTTTTTCTTCGCGGCCTTATGCCACGACGCCAATGACGACCACGCAGCCTTGACGTCACCGTCATCAACTCCATCGAACATTTTCTTATCGATCTGCCCGATGACCTGCCGCTCGAAAAACCCAGGGCCAGACGGAGAACGCCACCGAGCGCGTGCGCCTGACCTCGGAAACGCACGCGCGTGAAGGCGGCGATACGTCTCTGTTGGGAGCCAATGCTTGACTTCTTCCATTAAGGATTCGAGGTAGTCTCGACCTGCCATGACGCTCCTCCTGTTAGGCAGCCATCCGGTGATGCCGGCACCGACAGACTCTCAGATTCCCAACACCAACCTTCCAGGCTTTTTCACGCCTCAGCCTCAAGACTACCGTACACCGGCACTGAGGATGAAGCGGGGGGTACATGACGCCGCCGGGGAAGGATTCATCCAGCCCGACAGCCTCTCCGTCAAGCGGCTCACACTGTTCACAGAGGCGCTCATCGGGATTCGTTATCCATACTCGTTCAATGCGATTGGCGTGATCCCCGAACGACCCGTCCTGTTCTAGTTTTTTCCACATCGAGTGACGACCAGCATTCACCATCCGAGATGACTCGGTCCTGGCGATGTTCATCGCTCTTTGCTTGTGGAGTTTGGCTGAATATTTCTTCACCCTCGCCGTCGCCTTTACTTCCGACACCCCTTCATCAATTAATCGGCGGTGTAGATTATCAACGGCGAGAGCCTGTCGCTTCGTGAGTCCGACGAGGTCTTGGATATAACCGGCAGTCGCGGACGGATGCATCCCACGCTCGTATGCCCGACCCATGACGGCCCTGATCCCGTCTTTCGTCGTGTTCGTGATACCAGAAACCAGCTCAGCCGTGTGCCGGCGAAGTTGTGCCTGGATAAATGGATCGAGAGGATCATAGATGGCGACAGCGCCAGGGACAACGAGGGGCTTCGCTGCAGTTGCACCTGACTCAGCTCCACGGTCGAAGCCATCCCTGAAAACCGTAGTTACAGAGCCGGCGGTAGATTCAAATCGTTCAAGGTGAAGCGCTGCCTCAGCCGCAGTCAGGTTTCCAGACGCGAGAGCCTCTCTCAGAGCGACGACATCAATCCCGCCTTTCGCTTCTCGAACAGCAACCATGTATGCCCGAGCGGCTCTCGGCTCGAGCTTGGTCATCTCTCGAAAAACTTTTCTGGCCTCAGCGTCAGCAGAAGCCTTCCAGACTTCATAGTCGTTACTTGACGGACTCACCGTGAGCGCCCCCTGGTTTCTGAATCAGGTGACCGAGACCCTGGCCGCGTGCGCGGACACGATCGGCGCGCGACATCGAAAACGCCTTAAACCGAAGAACGATGGAGTCAACTTCATCGAAAACAAACCCCTCAGGGTCTGCTGTTTCCAAGATCGAGAATGGCTGGACGTCTCCCTCTTCAGCGTCAACATTGACAGCCAACGCAAGACCGAGAGGATGGAGAATCGTCCGGTTAATTTCACCGAGGATGCCGGTGTCTTGAATGAACTTCGCCGGGTTGGTAATTTTCATTACATCGTCGCTCATTCTTCGTCTTCTTTCTCGGGAGCTCCTAGGAGTGACCTGATCCATGCTTCGAGTTTCTCGTCGGGGAACAACTCCATACCGGCGTCAGACATGGACTTCAGGGCGCTGATGATCGTATCAACGTTCGGCTTTTCTACATCACCATGCTCGATAGTCGGCAATTCCTTCACCGGCATATCGTTATAGTGAAACAGTCTCGGGATGGCATATCGATTGAAGACATTCTTGATCACCTTGAGCCAGCCACCGATAGCAACAGCATGAAGATTTGTGCGGTCGGACGACAGAGCGTAACTCCCGACTTTCTCGTGACCGAGCAGGAGAAAATCAGACAGGACAGTCATCAGGATGCGCTGATCGTAACGGCGAATCACCTTGTCTGTATCGAGCTGGCGCTTTCCACCAGTCGATAGCAACTCGAATTTGATGAGCTGGTTTTTATCGCGGTCGAACATGAGGGGAATCAGAACACCCTCCTGCTCATCGCGCCTGACGTTGATGACGATATCCTTCAGCGTGGCAAGAGCTTGCTTCTGGTCCGCAGTTGCACTTTCCCCGAACCACTCAGCGGGGGCGTAGACCGTAGGCAGCCCGGCCAGGTCACGCTCGATGCCGATCCCCTCGATTTCCTCGATCCGCTTTTTGAAATACCAGGGGCGATAAGCAGCGCGAAGAATCGACCGGCCCTCAGGATTGTTTTTGATCGTGTCTGTTCTGAATAGAAGGAGTTTCTCGATCGGGATCTCGACCATGTTGTAGGATGGGGGGGGCGTCTGCTTCAGCCCATTGATTCCACCGTCGTCTCCGATCAGCCACTCTACGATAGTATCCTGCGCCCGGAGCGGCATCTTACGCCACCCGATCCGACCATCCGTGAATCGACTTCTCGTCGTCGGGTCGTTCGTCTCCCCCTTCCGAAGTTTATAGACCAGCTCAAGTGGAGAAAACCCGAATGGCAGCATGGTCAGTATTTCACTGATCGTATCATCCCACGTCGACGACATATCCTCCATACACTGTTCGACGAACTTGGCCGCGGCAAGATCGACGTTGTCCTGACTCACCGGCTCGACATACCAGGATACCTGCTTCAGCAGCATGTTCGTGACGAAGAGACCGGAACGGACTGCCGGGTCATTCGCCTCCATTTCGGCGAATGTCTTCATCGCCTTCCCGCCTTTGAGCTGAGGCAAAAATTCTTCGGATAGCGTGTTGCCGTACCTCTTCAGACCGGTTGACCCGATCTCGTTGAACTCAGGACGGGAACGTTTCATCGATAACTCGGCCAATCTCTTCGGGTCGAAATCAGGCATCTCAACTCCTCCACGGGCTCGTCCGCGTGAGCCCCTCGATCTTCGGAACGACGACGACTCCCGTCGTCTTCGACAACTCTATCAACGCCTGGGTCGTCGTGTCAACTTTATCCATATATTCAGCATTCGGCGCAGCAGTCATATCATCGATCCAGGCACTCACCCACGGATATATTTTCGGGTTCGGAATGATGACGTTCTTCGCCTGAAATATCGGACTCGTGGCGTGTAGCCTGGCCTCCTTACTCCCGTATTTCTCAGGGCTGAACGGGATCAATCCAGGAAGTACCTCGGACAGATCATCCATGATCGCCGGCCCGTTCGCCTTGTCCTCAATCAGCACCTTCCGGTGTGCGCCGATATGCTCATAGTCGGAGGCGAGCTGGACAGTGGCTGCCCTGGTCTGGGTATATGACATCCGAGCATGAACCTGGCCGATCAGAAAAAACTTGCCGGCATAACGACCCCAGACCTGACCGCAGACGAAACTTGAAGTCGCCTTGTTCTTGAATGCCATATCCCAGGAACAGAGGATTTCATCGAAGTATGGTGGTAACACATCCCAATACTGCTTGAGCCAGTCGCGCTGGATAACCGTTCCACCCTCAGCGACCGGGTCCTGCTGAAACAGCCCCGCCCAGACGAGCGGAGACACACCGGCTTTTATTTTTTTGAGAACGTCCAGGGGATAGCGTTGCGGACAAAGGGGAGTCCCGAGGGGCCGACCGAGCCAATCGTTCTTCGTAGCGATTGCAGGACACGCGACAAATTCCCAATTATCAGAATGGTCCTTGAGCAGCCACGCAGCGAGATCATGCTTTGACCATCGGTGCATGATGAGAATGATAGTCGCCCCTGGCCTCTGCCTCGTATAAAAAGTCGAGTCGAACCAGCCAGCCTCTTCAGCGTCACCACCTCCGAATAGCGATTTCTCATATGCCCTGGAATGAGCCTGTAGCCAGTTTTTATAGGGATCATCAATCAGGAGCAGATCACCAGGCTCGCCGGCGAGGGGCCCATTCACACCAGCGCAGACCATCCCCCCGCCAGCCGTGGTTCCCCAGTTATTCGCAGCCGCGTGTCCAGGGAGTACCCTCGTCCACGGATTCGAAGCAGTCATGAAATAATTACGGACGACACGACCCCACCTGACCGCCTTCGATGCCTCATAGCTGGTATTCAATACCCACCGATCAGGGAACGTATCGAGAAACCACGTCGTCGTCCATCGCGAGATGAGCTGAGATTTCCCGTTCTGAGGCGGCATCCCGATAATCAGGCGACCGCCGCCAGTCAAGATTGTATCTCGGATTTTAGTAGCGAGGCGTTCAAGATAGTGGTATGGAAACCACTCACCGCCAGACGCGATTCGGGCATAGTCATCTATGGAGCATTTCCAGCTATCGTTCCCATAGTCCAGGGCAGTCGCTTGCATCAGACTTCACCCCCCTCATCATCATCGGGTTCTGGCTGGACTCCATTGGCATAATTCGGAGTCGGGGTTTTCTTGGCGAGGACATCGAGAGCGGCCCGGCTTTCAGGGTCAGCAAGAAGACGCTGCATCGCTTTCTGCTTCTCGGAATTTATCGCCGCGATATCAGCATCATCATTCATCCCGAACCGATGCGGATCCAGTGACTTCTCAGCCGCGATAGCTCCGAGCTTGGCCGAGGCCTCGGCCAGTTTCGCTGCAGTCGAGAATGTGAACCTGGCTGGATTGACGATCACGATCTCAGTCGCGTTCCCATCTTCATCGGTCTGCGTCGTGCGCTCTTGTCTAGCGATCGGGAAGTCAAGCATCTGCTCTGCTTTGCGGAGTAGTCGCGCACTGACTTCCATCAACTCGGAACGCCGAACCCTCCACTCGACCCCAAGACGTCGCCCCTGTTCCTCGACACCATCCTCGACGCCATCCTGCGCGATCTGATCGAGATGCGCATCCCAGGCAGCAGCACGACGACGCCAGTCATGCTTCTTCGCCCAAGCAGCATACCACCCGGGAGCCTTCTTGGCATTCTGGCGACCGTAGGTGTCGCGGTATGCTTGGAGAAGATTCCGATCCTTCCCCATATCCCTGAATACCACGAACGCGGCCCAAGGCTTATCCCGCTCATCTGCCTGACGATCCCAACTGTTCACCTGCTCAGCCATTTTTCCTCAGCAGCTTTTTCAATTCCTTGCTCCGCACCTTCGGGGCAACCTGCTTCAGCTTCAACCCATAGTCATCAACTGCCGGCATCTTCGACAAGTCGACCTCGGGTTTCAGTTTCAATGGCGTATCGAATCTCTTCCACCCATCGAAGATGTGATGCTGAGGACGACCGAAGCGACGCTTCGTCTTCACAACCCCAGGCCACATCCTCTCAAGCGAACGAGCCATCTTCGCGCGCCCGTCTCCCTGGTAGATCTCGTCGGTGTTCCCGCCCTTGATCACCATCGTCTTGATTTTCTTAACGAGGAACGCATTGACCAGGACGGTGCACCATCCGTCCGCAAGAACCTGTAGGCAGATAT